TGCTGTGCGTCCAGAACAAGGTGCTGGCAGACCGGAATAAAGTCCGCAGCGGCAGGCTGGTGGAGGAATTGCTGAAAGAAGCTGAAGAAAGCAGGTGTTGCCATGAATGAACTGCACCTGCTGGACATACTGGCGGCTCGGCATGGCTGTTTCATCTCCGACTTAAATCTTTCGCCTATCCTGCGGCGGGCGGCCCTTTTGGACCTGTGCAGGATGGATGAGAACAGCTACCCGCTGTCTCAATGGCAGGACACGGTGCGCTACCTTACCGGGGATGAACGGGATTTTGCCAGTGTAAAGGAAATCAAAGTATTTATTAAACAGGAATTGGAGGCAGAGTGATGAACGATGATTCCACAGAAAAACGCATGGCCGGTGATTATGAGATTATCCAGGCGGTGCAGATTGGCGACCGCGAGGTTGTCCTGGGGGAAAATCCGCAGGATGAAACCGGCATGAAGTATATGTGCGCCTTTTGTCGGCAAAACGCCTTATTTGCAGAATACAGCGAAGTGATGGCCAGTGATGATTTCCCGGAGATTGTGGAGCTGTTCGGCCAGCGGGTTGCCGAGCAAGCGCAGAAAACCCACATAGAACTCAATAAGCCCCGCATACAGGGCATAGACGACCGCCCCATTACAGCGGAGGGCTGCATCCCCATTTCCTATGAGGATGATCTGCACGGGAAAATCGTGGTGATAAAGCCGGAGGTGCTGCGCCGGGAATACCGCAGGGCCACTCGCCAGCTCAAGCTCTGTATGGGAGGCTTTGGGGCTTCCCCGCACAGCAGGGGGTCAGCCTGTTACTGCGTTGACCTTTATACTGGAAAAGAAAGCCGCTATGAGCGCATGGACGTGCTGGGAACGATACAGCCGGAGGACCTTCCCGGCTGGGCCAAGCATGGCCTTACTGCGATTCAGCAGGAACAGGCCAAAAAGAAAACCGCAAAGGAGCGTGAGCGATGATGGATTACAGAGAAAACGCCGGATATATCATTACGGATTCCTGTCATGTGGGCGACAGCGAATTTGTCTTGGGTGTTCATTTGACAGCGCCCCAGCAGTTTGTCACCTGGAAATGTAGTAACCGGACGGACTACGATTGGGGCCACTATTTCAGCGACCTGTTTTCCGCGCAGAAGGATTTGGTGGCGCGGGCGCAGGAGGAGGTGCAGTGCCTGGAGGAACAGCGGCAAAACACCATTGCGCCGGAGGCCCCGCCCTATTCCCCATGGGGCAAAGTCCAGGAGTGCGAAACGCTCTGCCCCGGCGTTTATTCCGTTTCTACCCCAGGGCATGGCGGCGTTATGGTGCGGCGGGAGCTGGCGGAAAAGGTATTCCGAAAAGAAGCGATGGGCTGCGGTTTTATAGCGAGCGGTTATCTTTGCTTTGAGGAAGATAATGACGCGCAGGTGGCTCTCCGGGAGCTGATGGATAAAAAGATGATCCAGGCTCCGGTGAACGGGCGCTTTGCCCCCGGTGCGTATGAGGCTGTTATCAATAGCAGCGTGCAAATTCACCACCCCGAATATTGGCAGGCAAGGGAAAAAGCCATATCGGAGCAAAAACGACAAGCGAAAAAGAAAGGACGTGAGCGATAATGGAACTGACAATTACCAGCATGACCCCGGCGGATCGCCTGTATGCGTACAACCAGAGCAGCCAGCTTGAAGGGCAAACCGGCTGTATCGGCCATCTGCGCGGGGATTTTGGCGCTGGAAAAGAGTTTTACACTTCCTGGTTCGACCATCGGAGGGAATACAAGACGGACGAGTTTAAGGCGGAGCTTGATGAGGTGGTCAACACTCTGCGGGAGAAGAATGGGCTGCTCTGTACCCGTGACAGCATGACCAGGTTTTGCTATCAGAACCCGGAGGCTGAGTTTGAGGGAAACTACTGCGCCGAGTATGGTTTTAAGGTGCAGACGCCGCAGCACACCTATATGCTCCGGTGCAATCCCAATTATGGAGACTACAACTTTTACCTCTACGCCTACGTTTCCCGATTCCTGGAACACCACATGGAAAAGGCCAAACAGGGTATCCGGTTTATCACGCCCGGCTACAAGGAGCTGTTCCGCATTCCCGACGGCGACCACATCCGCATTTTCACTGGCGGCGGAGAAACCCGCGACCGCACCTGCCGGGTCATCGACGAAACCCATTTTGAAACCAGCGGCGGGTATTCCAGCGCCCTGTATCATATCTGCGAATTTGCGGAGCGATTGGAGCAAACTCACGGGAGCGTGATCCCGCTGCGTTCTTCTCTGCCGGTGCAGTGTTTTAGTGTACTGCCCTCATCCGGGGAGCTGATTCTTCTGACCAGGGGCGAAAAAGGCTACAGCCCTTGCTATGATTTTTCAACTCCTGACGCTCAACAGAACCGAGAGTTTGCAGACGACCGCAATGTGAAGAATGGCGTTACCAAAGCACAGGAGGCCGCCATGCTTGCCGGCTCCATGCTTGGCTGGCAGACTCCCGCCGCCGATCCCAGAAACTATGACGAGCAGGGGCAGCCTATCAAGCCCAGGCAGAAAGACCGGGGTGAAGCCCGATGAAGGAGGAAAGACACGTTATCTGGAGCAATTATGGCCTGGACTATGAGGATTGGAGGGATGACCTGGAGGCGGACTACCCGGATTTATCCGAAGATGAGCGCATTTCCCTGATGTATGAGATCAATGGGGATTACCTGGATGATGAACGCGCCAACCTCAATGTGCAGCTCTCCCAACCGATTTTAGTCGTAGGCGACCTGGGCCTGTGGAATGGTCGGCGCATGGGATATAAGGAAATCCCCAGCGGCAATATCCGGGACTGCCTGTATTCCGATACGGATTATTCCACCTGGTATGTGGACCGGCTGGGTGATCTGCGGTGCGACGCCATCCACCATGATGGCACGAACTTTTATCTTTACCGCGTTTACAAGGACAGCGCCAGCCCTTCTCAAATTGAACTGCTGAAAGAAAAACTATATCGCGGCATTGCAACCCGCGCCGATATTACGAGAGTGACCCGCAGGCTGGGCGACGACATCGCCAAAGTCTACGGGTTTTCCATTCCCCGGCAGCGGCAGGCCGTCGCCATGGAAAGATGAGGTGATAAAAATGGCGTCTTTACCGCCCGTAAAACTGGATACGCATGAGGACTGGTTCAACTTGCTGATGACGGTTCTCCATCAGCAGGCGGAACAGAACCCCTATGAAGAATACCGGGAGATGGCTCAAAAGCTGATCGACCAGTTTATGCGCTATGGGAGGCCCTTTGTTGACAGTGACCATGCGCCCTGCGTGGCGCTTCGGATGTACCCGAAGGAGGCCGGAAATACCATCTGGCTGTTGCTGCTCTCCCTGTGCAATCAATATGACCCTGATAAGGATTACAGCGCAGAACTGAAAGCTGCGAAAAAAGAATAAGAAAAGGAGGGGCAACCGATGGCGATACGATATAAAGCCTTGACGGAGCTGTACCAGGAAACGCAGCGCAGCGTGACAGCTCCTGACCAGTGGCGGGCGTTTCTGGCTTCTGCCTGCCGCAACTACCGGCTTTCTTTCGATGAACAACTGCTTGTCTACGCCCAGCGCCCAGACGCCACCGCCGTCCTGGAGATCGAGCGATGGAACCGGCAATTTGGGCGCTGGGTAAACCGGGGCGCAAACGGCATTGCCGTTTTTGACGGTGAACACAATGGAAAACCCCGACTGAAATACTACTTTGATATTTCCGATACCCATGAGGCCCGGTTCCCCCGCCCCGTCCCCCTTTGGACGGTGCGGGAGGAATATGCGCCGGACATCATTGAAACGCTGGAAAACAGCTTTGGAGAGCTGGAGCGCAAGGAGGATTTGGGTGAAGCACTGCTCTCTGCGGCAAAGAACGCCGTGGAGGACAATATGCCCGACTACCTGGCAGAATTGAAAACCCTCACGGAAGGCAGCTTTCTGGAAGAACTGGATGAGCTGAACCTGGAAGTGGAATACCGCAGGGCGGTGCAAAACAGCATTGGATATATGCTGCTGGTGCGCTGCGGCCTTGACCCGTCTGAATATTTTGAGGACATGGATTTCCGGGATGTGACGGACTTTAACACCCCGCAGACGTTGAACGCTTTAGGCGTGGCCACCGGGGACATCTCCCAGATGTGCCTTTCCGCCATTTCCCGCACGGTTCTTGCCCTGCAAAGACAGCCCCAAAAAGAAAATCGCACATTTGAACCCCAGCAGAAAAACCAGTATGCTGTAACTGAACAGGAAAACACACAGCTGGAAAGGAGTTTTGAATATGACCGAGATCACTTACACCAGGCAGGGCGACTACAATCTGCCGAACCTTCTGCCGCCCCAGGAGGAGCCGGTTCCCCATGGGAAATACGCATTGCTTCGGAAGAAATTCCTCAAGGAGCACCGCAGGGTGACGTACACCAACCTGCTGACCAGCGGCAAGCTGAACAGCCATCTGGCGGAGATCCAGCAGACCGCCCAGCGCCGGATGGAGCAGATCGTGGCGCAGATGGCCAAGAACCAGGGCGTGACAGAGGAACTGAAAGCCAGCGACCAGATGAAGTGGGTGCAGATGATGAGCAACCTGCAGAACGCGGCGGAGGAAACGGTGCTGGCGGAGCTGATTTACAGCTAATTGATGAACCGGAAGAAAGCGCAGGTGGCGAACAGCTCCCTGCGCTTTTGGATGAAAAGCAGATCATGGCCATCATCGCCAACAAAGATGATGACCTGAAATATAAGAAAAATCAGATCGAGCTTTTCTTTTCGGTTCACAGCGACGTTCAGGAACGGGCCGACTACCTGAAATCCGCTTATCAGGACCGGTACACTGAGATCATCGCTGACGGGCAGCGCCTGGGATATAAGCCCCAGGAGAATGGCCTGCTCATGTGGGAAGGCTCTTACCCATCCCGCACCAGGGAATCTGTATTTTCCTGGGAAGTGGTGGCAGGCTGGACCGCCCAGCTTATTGACAAAAAAGAATACTTCATTCAGACGGACATCCCGCAGCTCCCTACCCAAGAGAGCCAGCAGATGTCCCTTTTTGATTTTGCGGCGTTTCAGCAGCCAACCCAGGCCGAGGGTACGGCCAAACCATCCATTTTCCCTCACCCGGCTCTGCCTCAGCAGGTAATCGACGAGGCGCTGTGCATTGGTGCTAACGACCAGAACAGCCGCCTCATCATCTGCGCCTATTTCAAAAAGGATAAGCCGGACAATGCCAGGTTCCTGGCAGAGCACTATGGAGAGAACGGCGCTGGCTTTTATCTGGATGGCCGACAGTATGCCATCTGGTACAACGCCGAGGGAATCCGCATTGCCCAGGGCGAAAGCGCCCAGCGTTCCAGCGCCACCCTCATCCCCTGGGAACAGGCGGCGGCCCGTATCCGGGAACTGCTGGACTTGGGCCGATATATGCCCCAGAGCGAGCTTGACCGGGTGGATGAGTATGAGCGCCAGCAACGGGCCGCGCAGCTATGGTATCTCCGGCAGGATTTTGCAGAAGGCACTGCCGACGCGGGCTATCTTCCCACGGTGAATACCATTTACGGTAAAAATCATGGGTTTCCAGAGGAAAGCGCCGCCATAAGCGATTTGTTAGGCCATCCGGAGGGGCTGCAGAACCTGCGGGATGAGCTGGAGCAGTTTGTCCAGGCATACAGAGAGAACCGGGAACTGCTGCGATTCCATTTCCACCGTCCGCAAAAATTGCTGGAGCAGCTTTCCGACCTGCAGCGGGAACCGCTGCACTTTACCGCCGCCGAAGGGTACGCCCCCCAGCGGCGTTTTTTCATCTCCGGGGACGAGATCGACAACCTTCTCCGGGGTGGAAAACGCAGCACCGATTACCGGCTGGCCGTGTATTCTTTCTATCGCAACCACACAGAGCGCAAGGAACGGGAGAATTTCTTAAAGCACTACCACGGCGAGTACAGCGGCCATTCCAGTGGGAATGACGATGTGACCTACCAGCTCAGTAAAGGCGTTTCTTTCAGCCACGGCAGTATCACCGCCCCCTACGCCAAGGTGGAGCTGAAATGGAACGCCGTGGAAAAGCGCGTCAGCGCCATGATCGCCCAGGGGCGGTTCCTCACCGATGAGGACCGCGCCGCCATGCCGCAGTATGAGAAGCACCAGCTTGCCCGGAATATCCGCACTTTCTTTGAAAACGTACCCCAGGAGCAGCCCCACCCCTATCCCTTTGGCTTTGACTATTGGGACGCGGTGAAGCTCATCGAGCCGCAGCTTGACGACCCGGCCCGTGTGGAAGAAATCTATCAGATGATGGTCCCCATTTGGGAGGCCACCCCGCAGGATGACAGGATGTACGCCCTGCGCCAGCAGGCGTTTGAAAACCTCACTGCCTTCCGGCAGGGAACCTTCACGCTCTTTGCAGAGCACAAGGAGCCTGTGGTTCCCACCATGCCGCAAGCCAAAGCCTACGACCTGGGCTACGGCTATTTGGGAAACGGCGTCACGGTGTGGAACCGGCTGGAGGAGGAACACGGTGACTACAAAACGGTTGCCCACATCGCCCCAGACCGCACGGTGACCTTCTACGAGGAGGAAATGCCCCAGGCAGTGCGGGAGGAAATCCAGCGGATTGCTGACACTTCGGAAATGACCATTTCCGCCACCCAGGACGCGCCGGTGTTCACCGTGCCGCCCAGGGCGCAGGAACCACCCCAAAAAGAAGAACCGGTAGACCCCTACCCGAAGCTGGCCGCCCAGGTGCTGCGTTTTGTGGGAGAGTTTGATGGTTCCCGCATGGGTTATGGTGAGGATGACGCCCAGGCGGTGGAAAATATCGCCCGGCAGCTCCATGACCCCGTTCAGAGAGAGGAAATCCGCAGACTGCTTCAATCCTTCCTGGACCATGCGGACCTGGAAGAAGAAATCGCGGTGGACATCACCCTCTGTATGGAGCAGATCGCGGAGCTGCCCCCGGCCCTTACCCCGGAACAGGCGCAGATAGAAGAAATCGCCGGTTATCTGGAGGAGGCCGGATATGCGGTATCCAGCGAACTGGTCGAAGAAGGTTTGATGGATTACCGTGCCCATGGCGGCAAAGGTAACAGCCAGGATGTTGCCGACTTCATTGAGCGCGAGTTTTTGTCCGAGGAGCCGGAACCTGCTTCACTGGAGATTGCCAAAGAATTTATCAACGATTTCTGCGAGGCCGAGTATGGCAGTCCAGCCGATTTCAGTGATCTGGAAAAGGTGGGCATTGCCTACACCACTGTTACGGATGAGGAAATTCCCATCCAGGTCAATGCCGACTTGGTCCATTACCGCATTGAGCGTTATCTGGACGGGCAGTTTTTGGAGCGCAGGCAGTATGAGAGCCTGGATGAACTCATCCAAAATGAGCTGGCCGAACTGGACTTTGACCAACTCACCTCTGTGGACCAGGACTATTTCAATGGAAAATACCCTCCCGACATAGAGCCATACATCTTCTGCGAGTGGAGCGAAAGCCCCGTGTTTGAAGATGGAAAACGCTACGGTATCCGTGAATTTGACACCCTGATGAAACAGGCGGATGAGGAGCAGGTGGCCGGTGCAAAGGCTGCTCTTGAAAAATACGGCACTTGGCAGGCGTGGTACGAATCCGATGACCCAGAAAATGCTCGGTTCCTGGGGTATGACAAGGTGAAATTTACCGTGGTCATGCCAGATGGCACCACCTACACCGAGCGCCAGGATATTGGGGACGGTGACGGGGGCGTTCTGGACTTCCTCGCACAATATCCCAAGTACCAAGACATCCTTCCCTTGTTGCAGCAAAGTACACCACCACAAAATGATTATATGCTTTTAAGCCGCCTGAAAGCCGACTGCGACTATTTCTTGGGCGCTGGCGGGCGGGCAGAAAAGCACCTGTGGGCTGGGAACGTGCGAGAGCAAATCGCCAAAATGCGGGAACTCTATGACGCCCTGCCGGAAAAACCGGAATGGCTCACCATGGAGGACATCGACCGCTATGCCCAGCGCATGGAGCCGCCTTACGAAGTGGTGGTGTACCACCACTTTGAAAATGGCTTTGATGAACGGCTGGATTACCAAACGCTGGCGGAGGCCGAACAAGCTGCGCAGAAATATGTGGCCGGCACTATGGAGGGCGAGGATGGCTTTGCCTATGATGGCGCGGGTATCTATGACCTTCAGGAGAACAGATGGCTGCGGGTTTACGGGAACTTCCCTGATGAACGAGCCATTGAGCAGGCAAAACAAGCCCCTGCCGCAGAGGAACCGTCAGCCAGCCCAGAGCAGGCCGATTTACAGCCTAAAAAAGAAGAAGCACTCCCACTGCCGCCGAAGCACCCCCGCCGTGAGCGCATTACTTTCACAACCCTGCACCCGGAGGTCCCCAGGGATCAGCGCCATGATTTCCACATCACCGATGACGCCCTGGGCCACGGCACCCCCAGCGAGAAATACGCGGCCAATGCTGCCGCCATCCGCACCTTGAAGCAGATCGAAGCTGAGGAACGGCTGGCCACGCCCGAAGAACAGGAAATCCTGTCCCGCTATGTGGGCTGGGGCGGCCTTGCAAACTGCTTTGAACAAACCAGCCCCCATTATGAGGAACTGAAATCTCTGCTGGATTCGGAGGAATACGCAGCGGCCAGGGCCAGCTCCCTCACCGCCTTTTACACGCCGCCTGTGGTCATCCGGGGAATCTATAAGGCCCTCGCTCAGATGGGCTTTACCCAAGGGAACATTTTGGAGCCATCCTGCGGCACCGGTAATTTCCTTGGCTTGCTCCCCACAGATTTGGCGGGCAGCAAAGCCTATGGCGTAGAGCTGGATTCCATTTCCGGGCGGATTGCGGGCCAGCTTTACCAGAATGCCAACATTTCCGTAAACGGCTTTGAAACTGTGCAAATGCCCGACAGCTTTTTTGATGTAGCCGTGGGCAACGTCCCCTTTGGGGATTTCAAAGTGCTGGATAAACGGTACGACAAGCACCACTGGCTGATCCACGACTATTTCTTCGGCAAGACGCTGGACAAGGTGCGGCTCGGCGGTATTGTGGCGTTCATTACCAGCAAAGGCACTCTGGACAAGGAAAACTCCAGCGTCCGAAAGTACCTGGCACAGCGCGCCGATCTCATTGGGGCCATCCGCCTGCCGGATAACACCTTCAAGCGGAACGCCGGAACGGAAGTGACCAGCGACATCATTTTCCTGCAAAAGCGCGACCACATCACCGATTTAGACCAGGATTGGGTGCATTTGGACACCGATGAAAACGGAATCCGCATGAACCGCTATTTCGTGCAGCACCCGGAGATGATTTTAGGCGACATGGTGATGGAATCCACCCGGTTCGGGCCGGACAGCGCCTGCAAAGCCCGCGAGGGGGAAGATTTGTCCGAGCAGCTTGCCAATGCCATCCAGTTTTTGCAGGCGGAAATCAAGCCCTATGAGCTGGAGGAGCTGGACGAGGAGGAAGATCGCTCCATCCCTGCCGACCCCACAGTGAAGAATTTCAGCTACACGATTGCAGATGGGCAAGTATACTACCGAGAAAACAGTCTCATGCACCCGGTGGAAGTCTCCGTCACGGCGGAAAACCGTATCCGTGGCATGATCGAGCTGCGGGAATGTGTCCGCAGGCTCATTGAGTACCAGACCGAAGGCTACCCGGATGAGGATATTGCAGCCGAGCAGCAAAAGCTCAACGCCCTTTACGACAGCTTCACCGCCAAGTATGGGCTGCTGAACAGTCGCGGCAACAAGCTGGCCTTTTCGGAGGACTCCAGCTACTGCCTCTTGTGCTCTCTGGAGGTGCTGGATGAGCAGGGCAACCTAAAAAGAAAAGCCGATATGTTCACCCGGCGCACCATCCGGCCCCATGTGGCTGTCACCAGTGTGGATACAGCCAGTGAAGCGTTGGCGGTGTCCATTTCGGAAAAAGCCCGTGTGGATATGGACTATATGGCAGAGCTGTCGGGTAAATCCCCGGAGGAACTGGAAAAAGAGCTTGCCGGGGTGATCTACCGGGATATTCGCTGTGCGGAGAACCCGGAGGACATCCTGCCTTCTTTGGCGGATTTGAGCCGCTATCCTCTTGTCACGGCGGATGAGTACCTTTCCGGGAAAGTGCGCCAAAAGCTGCGGATGGCAAAAGCATTCCTGGAAGTGGCCCCTGACAATCAGAAGGAAACCGCCCGCAGAAATGTGGAGGCCCTGGAAGCCGTTCAGCCCCAGGATTTGGGCGCTGGAGAAATTGGCGTGCGCATTGGCGCGAACTGGGTGCCCATCGAGGTGTACCAGCAATTCATGGTGGAGCTGCTCACCCCCAATTACTATGTGCGGGATCGTATTAAAATCCTGCGCTCCGAAGCCACCGGCCAATGGAGCATCCGGGAGAAAAACGCCGACCGCAGCAATGTGAAAGCCATTACCACCTACGGCACCAAGCGGATGAGCGCCTACCACATCTTGGAGCAGACCCTAAATCAAAGGGATGTGCGGGTATTTGACTATATTGAGGACGAGAACGGCAAGAAAAAGCCTGTCCTCAACAAAAAAGAAACCGCGATTGCCCAGGACCGGCAGGAACTCATCAAGCAGAAGTTTGCCGAGTGGATCTGGAAAGACATCGACCGCCGGGAACTGCTGTGCCGTGTTTACAACGAAACCTTCAACGGCGTCCGCCCCCGTGAGTATGATGGGCGGCACATCCGGTTTGAGGGCATGAACCCGGAAATTTCCCTACGGCCTCATCAGATCAACGCGATTGCCCATATCCTTTACGGCGGGAATACCCTGCTGGCCCACGAGGTGGGGGCGGGCAAGACCTACGAGATGGTGGCCGCTGCCATGGAGATGAAGCGTTTGGGCCTTTGCACCAAGTCGCTGATCGTGGTGCCAAACCACATCACCGAGCAGTGGGCGGCGGAATGGCTCCAGCTCTATCCCAGCGCCAACATTTTAGTTGCCACGAAGAAAGATTTTGAAACCCAGAACCGCAAGAAGTTTTGCAGCCGCATTGCCACCGGGGACTACGACGCCATCATCATCGGCCACAGCCAGTTTGAAAAAATCCCCATGAGCCTGGAGCGCCAGCAGGCCATTTTGGAGCGCCAGATTGAAGAAATCCTGGAAGGAATCGAGCAGGCCAAGGCACAGAAGGCGGAACGCTACACGGTCAAGCAGATGGAGCGTACCCGGAAATCGCTGGAGACAAGGCTGGCCAAGCTCAACGACCAGAGCCGCAAGGATGACACCGTCACCTTTGAGCAGCTCGGCGTGGACAGGCTCTTTATTGATGAGAGCCATTATTTTAAGAACTTGTTTTTGGCGACAAAAATGCGAAACGTGGGCGGCATTGCCCAGACCGAAGCCCAGAAATCCAGCGACCTGTTCATGAAAACGCAGTATCTGGACGAGTTGACCGGCGGGCGCGGCGTGATTTTTGCCACCGGCACCCCTATCTCCAACTCCATGGTAGAGCTTTACACCATCCAGAGGTATTTGCAGTACAGGCTCCTGCAGGAGATGGGCCTTGTCCATTTCGATGACTGGGCGGGGAGCTTCGGAGAAACGGTTACAGCCATCGAGTTATCGCCGGAGGGCACCGGCTACCGAGCCAAAACCCGGTTTGCCAAGTTTTATAACCTGCCGGAGCTGATGGCTGCTTTCAAGGAGGTTGCCGACATCCAAACAGCGGATATGCTTTGTCTGCCTGTTCCCAAGGCAAACTTCCACACGGAAGTGATCCAGCCCTCGGAGCTTCAGAAAGAGATGATAAGGGGGCTGGCGGAACGGGCAGAGAAAATCCGTGCCGGTGGGGTTGACCCCCATGTGGACAATATGCTCCGCATTACCAATGACGGGCGGAAATTGGCGCTGGATATGCGGCTCATCAACCCTCTCGCTGCCGACGACCCCAATGGCAAGGTGGCTGTCTGCGCCCGGAATGTGTTCCGCATCTGGGAACAGACTAAAGAAAAACGCTCTGCCCAGCTTGTATTCTGCGACCTGTCTGTAAGTTTGTAAATGAAATCCAAAAAATAAGAGGAAGTTGGTAAAAACCGAAAAAACAAGGGAATATCAAAAAAATCCCATAAATAAGCCGTTTTTCGAGCGTAACGAAAGGTTACACTTTGAAAAACGGCTCTTTTTTTGGATTTTATTTGAAAGCAGTTTTGGGCGATTTTAGGGCTTATAAAGGGTATGTAATTACCATTAGAAAATAGCGTTTAAAAGTGTTTAAGAAAGCTATAAATGCGGTTTATAAGCCGTTTAAGGGCATTTTACGAATTACACAGCACAGCTGTTGCAATGGTTGACAATTGGTAATTTAATCGCAACTAAATACACATTTAAATAGCAACCAGTTGCAATTCAGTAATTATGTACATTTATAAGATAAAATGATAACAATTACTAATTTTAAAATCGCAACCAAAATGTATAATTAAACACTATTTTTGTATATTTATTAATAATTATGCATCAAGAACACCTATAACCTGACCGAAGCATCGAACATCATTACAATTTTTAAGTGATATATTAGGATAATCAGGATTAAGCGAAATAAGTTCTCCGTTCCCCATTTGTTTTATAAAGGCATCACCATCTATGTAGAATATACCAATTTCACCTTCAAATATTGAAGGTGTTTTTTTTACTAAAACTATATCTCCATCAGAAAATTTAGGTAACATACTATTACCACTTATCATAAGCATAAAATCAGCCTCTTCAGTCTTGCTATTTTTGGGTACATTACGCCATTCTGATGAACTCTCAAACAAATAATTTCCGTTACCAGCACTGGCAGACTGTGGATAATAAGGCAACATAATTTTAGGCTCTTCGAACTTTTCTGATAATATAGGAGATTTGGTAATAACTTTGGCAGTATTTTTAGTTGCCTTACGCCAAGTTGGATCATCTGTTCTACCAACTAAGTAATCAATAGAACATTCAAAAAAATCAGCAATTTTAATTAAAATTTCACCATTGGGTAAAACACCACTACGCCAGCGGGAAATTGCACTTTTACTTAATTGAAGTTCTTTAAGCAATTGAGTCATTTTTATTTTTTTGTTACTACACATTAACTCTAAATTGTTAAAAAACACAATAATTCCTCCTAACTGTTGTGCAAAATGCAGAAAGTGCTTTAAAAAGCACTCATAATATTGACAAGTGCTTTTTAAAGCACTATAATATTTACTAAAGTAATTAACTTACTTAAATATTACCATAGTCATAAAGTAAAAACAAGAAAAATAAGGAGGAATATTTGTATGGGTATTAGCGAAAATATCAAGAATATTCGCACAAAAGTAGGAATGACACAGGCTCAACTTGCTCAAGCTGTCAAGGTTAATCAATCAATGATTGGACTAATTGAAACCGGACGCAAAATACCGTCGTTAATGCTTACAATGGATATTGCAAAAGCATTGGATTGCACTATGAATGATATATGCAGAGAATGAGGAGTGAAAATTATGGAAAACACAATATGCAAGATAACAGATTCAAAGGTTCCTACTTGACTGCGGTATAGAATTATCGCAAGCATCTATTTGTCGATACGCAAAGAAATTTTACAGAGGGTGAATCAAAATGGAGAAATATCTTAAAGAGATTATTAGTCAAAAAGGCTTAAGTGAGGCATATAAGGAATGTATTCATATGATTGAAAGTCTGATGAACACAGCGAGTGACTGGAAGTCCGACAGTGAAAAGCTTAGTAATATCAAAAGCCTCATCGGAATAATCGAGGAAGCTGAAATCGAGAGTATTTATAAAGCATGAATAAGCCGAAACCGCTCCCAAATGGAGCGGTCAGCAGGAAATGACCTCCCTGCTCTGATGATGGCAGGTCGGAAAGAAGGTGGGTACTATGCTATATAAAAAGAAATCTGCCGACGAACTAAATCGCCAACAGATAAAAGAAACAATTAGAATCTACACTCCGAATGGCAATGTATATGGATATGACCAAACTGCTTTAATTCGAAACTCACTTCAAAAAAGGATAGAACGACAATTAAGAGAAAAATTAAAAGAAAAAGATTATTAAATCCACTCATATTCTTTATTAATTCTATTGATAATTTGTTTCCAGTCAATCTCATTTTTAGTTCTATATTTTTCAAGCAAAATCATAGTTTGAAAAGTTGATATTAATCTATGCTCTTGAATTTCCTCATCAGCACATATCAATATAGTTGACATTGACAATTCTTCTACAGGTATAAAACCGTAAGATTCTGAAAATTTCTTTAATCCTTTTGAATTGTAATTTATAAATCCAGAAATTTTTTCTTCTAACTTCTCTCCATCACCGAAATAATAATCCTCTATATCATGAGAATACTTTCCGTATTTCGAGAAAAATGTCGACATTTTTCCGCTCGTATCTAATCCTGCAAAGATAATATTAAGCCTATAGTCTATTATGTAAACTCTGTATTTTAAAGGAAACTCATTAGGTTTATATTTATCAATGTTATTTGCATAAGAGTAAATTTTAGATTTGTACAACCTTAAATAATCGGGAAAAGTATCATGCAAACAATCTATTAGAAATTTACAGTAAAGAGATATATCGTAGTTCAAACAGTTTAGTTCATGTTTTAATGGAATTGAAGAATCGAAAAACATAACTATTTCACATCCTTTTTTTTTAATAATAGTATCATAAATTCTTTGAATTATCAATAAGCCGAAACCGCTCCCTGTTGGGAACGGTCAGCAGGAGATGACCTCCCTGCTCTGATGATGGCAGGTCAATGAAAGGAGCTGGAAAGCAATGAATATCACAGAAAAAATCAATGGAACGCACACAGTAATTGCAAACTTTGCAGATAAGGTGGTACTTGCATACAATCCGTATGCTGCTGAGCCATATGTAGTATGGTATTTAGACAATGATGGTGACCCATATTGTGGAGTTTATACGGATAACATACACTTTGCAAGGCACAAGTTTTGCGAAAGGGTAGTATCCTGTACAGCAATAGGAGATTTTATACGCAATGGTTGTTAAAATGTTTGATAATCGTGGAATGCAATTACTTTACGATAAAGAAAATAAGCATTATATAATCAAAACGCCAGCAGGCACAATAAGCAAATATGATAGTCCTCGTATTGCTTGGGCTATGTATATATATAAGCTTGATACGATGGTTAAAAAACAGATAGAGGAAATGCTCACTAAGGGCAATGAAAATATATAAGGAGAGATAAAAATGGGATTTGGTACACTTGTTAAAAGCGTGAAAATTGAGCGTACGCTCAAAAAAGCCAAGAAACTTTGTAAGACAAAGAGAGATTTTGATTACTTTATCAAAGGGCTCAAGGACGAAAGGGATTTTAGAGAACTTATGAAAAGCACAGCATCAAACTATTGGTCAGGACGAAAAATGACTTTTCCTCCTCTACAAAAGCAAGAATCACAAAATCAGAATGAACATCAAGAAGCATAAACAGCCGAAACCGCCACAAGGCGGTCAGCAGGAGATTGACCACCCTGCTCCGATGATGGCAGGTCGTTTAAACAAGCCATAAGCAATAGTTAAAAACAGTTTAATAATTATTGATATAGAAATGAGGTGACAATTATGGAAACATACTTAACTGTTAAGGAAGTTGCTGAGCTTAAAGGTTGCAGTACACAATATTTACGCAAAGCTGCTTTGAGTGGAAGTATAAAGGCAAAAAAAGAACTCAATGATAAGAACAGACCGCAGTATTTGATACCGCTCTCAGCACTCGACACTAAATTACAGCTGAAATATCAAAAATCTCATGGATTGGTATTGCCTGAAGAGGAAGTTGATACATCAAGCAGAACAATAGAAGAGCTTAATGAGCAACAACGAAATCAGATAAATACATGGTTATTGATAATCGAGAACTGGCAAAGTTTCAGAAATCAATATAAAGGCAGTAAGGCGGAAGCTGATAAGGCATATATAGCGTTAGTATCTGAAAAATATCCAGATATAAAAATTACATATGATATTTTGCAACGCAAATACAATGCAATAAGAAAAGGTGATAAAGTGGCTCTTGCTGATGGGCGTGGTTATACACGCAAGGGAGCAAGCAGTATACCTGCCACTGTATGGGACGCTTTTTTATACTATTACTTGGATGAAAGACAATATCCAGTAAAAAAGTGTTATGAGTATACAAAGTTATGGACAAGAGAAGAACAGCCTCATCTATTAGAACAGATTCCGTCTTATGCAACATTTTGCAGGCATATAGAAAACGACATTACGGAAGGCTTAAAAACTCTTGGAAGATATGGCGATAAAGCTTTCAAAGACCGCTATGCTCCATATATCAAACGCTTATATGACAATATGGAAAGCAATGAGTGGTGGATTGCTGATAATCACACATTCGATGTAATGACTACAGACGGAAAAACAACTCACAGATTATACCTTACAGCCTTTATGGACGCACGAAGCGGCATATTAACAGGTATTTATGTTACTAATAACCCAAGCTCACAAGCAACACTTATTGCATTGCGTAAGGGTATTATGGAATATGGAATACCGGCTAATATATATGTTGATAACGGTCGAGAATTTTTGACCTTTGATGTTGGCGGTCTTGGACACAGACAGAAGAAATCGACTAAGGATAAGTTTACTCCGCCACCTGTTTTTGAGCGTCTTGGCATTAAGATGACAAACGCTATTGTACGCAATGCGAAAGCAAAGATTATTGAACGAAGATTTCTTGACCTCAAGAATAGTATAAGCCGTCTTTTTGAAACATTTACAGGCGGAAATGTACTTGAAAAGCCAGAATCGCTTAAAACGATTTTAAAGAGCGGAAGAATTCCGAATGACATAGACTTCACAAAACAAATAGAGATGATTGTTAAGTATTACTTTAACAGAGATGTATATAACGGAGCTGTTGCAAAAGATAAAGGTAAACCAAAACAGCAGGTTTATGAAGAAAATCTATTGCATAAGCGAGTTGCTGAAGAAAGTGAACTTAATCTTATGCTTATGAGGTCATCAAAAGCTCAGACTGTCGGCAGAAGAGGCGTACATCTTACAGTATCAGGACAGCGTATAGACTACTTCAGCAAAGAATTGCTTGATATGCAGGGCAAGAAAGTATATTACAGGTATGACCCTGACAATATTGGTGAAATACGCATATACGACCTTGAAGACCGCTATCTTATGACTGTACCTGCTGATAATACAGCAATATGTGAATATGGTGCAAGCAAAGAAGAAGTATCTGCTGCAATGCATAAGGTTAAAGAGTATGAAAGCATTGTTAAGAAATCACTCAAAGCTAAAAAAGCATTGGTACTTGGTAAACACACTGCTCTTGACCTTGTACTTAGAGAGGTTGAGCGAAATAAGGAAATTTCTATCACGCCAGCCAATCCTGTAATCACGATACAGCGTGCAGATGAATCATTACCTGAAGCTGTTGGCGGAAGCACAAGAGCAAATGTAGACATAGACAGAATGATACATAGTGCTGAAAGACGCAAGAAACAGAAAGGATGAGTAATTATGGCAAACAAGCAATTACAAGAAAAGCTGAAAAACTATATAAGCGAAAGTGGTTCGCTTAGTTCGGCGGCAAAAGCAATCGGACTTAGTCCTGCGACTCTTAGTACATATCTTAAAGACAAGTATGAAGGAAATGTCGCAAATGTGGAAACTCGTTTAACAGAAATTTTTGAAACTGTAGAAGCAGCAAATAACCTTTTGAGCAAAACAAATACTGTTGGATATGTTGAAACATCTATATCTATGGGTGTTTATAAGACTATCAGGCTTTGTCATCTTAAAGGTGGTATTGCAAGAGAGAGCGGTGATGCAGGTATTGGCAAAACAATGGCTGCGAAACAATATATTAAGGATTATCCGAATAGTGCAATATATATTTCAGTGAACCCTTGTACATCGGGTGTAGTTGCTTGTTTGAAATTGATATGCAAAACACTCAGGTTAAGAGAAAGCAGAAAAGATGATATGTGGTTTTCAATAAGCAATGCCTTATCTGGTGAAAAAGTACTTATTGTAGATGAAGCACAACACTTACCTATTAAGACAGTAGAAGCTCTCAGAGCTTTTTCGGATGTCAATCCACAGCTTGGCATTTGTCTTATTGGTAATCTTGAGACAGCTGGCAGTAACAATAAGCCTGCATATGCACAAATCGCAAACAGAACGAAGATAAAACAAATAAGATTGACATCAGACATTGAATATCACGATATTGAATTGCTTTGTCCTGCTCTTCATGGAAAAAAAGAAATAACATTTTTACTGAATATTGCACATTCTCCGCAAGGTCTGCGAGGAGCAATAAATGTATATAGCAATGCTCTTGATAATCAAAATATCAGCTATGAAGGTCTATCTGCAATGGCATCAGCTATGCAAATAACAATGAATTAACGGAGGGAAATATAATGACAGAACAGGAAAATCGTAAACTTACTGAATTATCAATAACTTTAGCCAAAGCGTGCAAAGAAGATAATAATGAAGTAATAAATGAAACAATACCAGAAATAGTTCAGTTATATTTTAGATTTTTAGGAGGAATTTCAATAACTCAACTCACTCATCCAATGGCAATTGTTGCAATGAGAAACTTCACGAAAACACTTGAATCAATGGCAACAAAAGATGATATTGAATTTGCGGATACAATAATGGAAAATTTTGACATAATCGCAGTTGTTAAACCACTTTAAAATACTTGGGGCTGTATGCCCCACCTTAATGCGGCTCATCAGTTTTTGATGAACGGTCACAAGCCCGGCAACGCAGAGTGGGGATAAATTTAAAGGAGTGATAAAATGGCAAAGAAAAATTTTCAAAAGACACCTCTTGAGCGTGCTCAGCATGAAAAAGCTGTCAAGGTTAGAAAAATGACTGACAGCCAGCTTTGTGAATTTATTGATACGCTTTCCGATAAAGCTCAAGCTAATAATACTGTAGAAAATTTCATACAGCATCTTCAAGAGCATGGCTATCGTGGAATTGGTACAGCAACGCTTGCTAAAATCAAAAGTATTGCTCTCAAAGAGGGATTTATAAAGGAGGTATAGCAGTAGTGGCTAAAAAAATGACCGCAAAAGAAAAAGCTGAACGAGCAAAAATCAAAAAGGAACTCCAAAAACAAGGAGTTATTCCACCTAATAAAAAACCATTGAATCGTGAAAAATTTATATCAGAATCTTCAGAAGAATTTGATGAGGTATTCAAAAATAATATTTATGGAAGTACATTGTATTTGCTTGAAGCAGTGCAAATAATGACTGTACACCGTACAATGACGGAAAAGCATAGTTTACAAGCTGTTGGTGCAGCTAAAGCATTAAAGATAGCAGCAAGATTAAAGCAATTTAGTGAAAAATTAAAGTCAGAAGGTCGCACTACATATAAAATCGAAGAAAGCTATGAATATATCAAGGACATTATTGACCTATAAAGGAGAATGTTTATGGAAAAATCAAAGAAAATTCAGAAAAACGGTTCAATCTCAATACCGAAAGATATGAGATTTGAAACGGGCTTACACTCCGGCACAGCAGTTGATATAAGAAGTGATGGTGAAAAAATCGTCATTACTCCTCATGCGGCTGCTTGTCATTTTTGTGCTTCAATCGAAGATATTATATTTGTTGAGGATTGTAAACTTCATATTTGTAAAAGTTGTGCAAATAAGATTATCAAGGCGGTGAAGACTGATGATTGATACAAACTTGATTGACCAGCTCACAACTATAAAATCGAAGATAACAGAGCTTACAGCAGAAAAAGAAAAGCTTGAAGCTGAGATTATTTTTGCAAGCAGTAAGGATTTAGAGAATACAAAGTATAAAACGGTTACATATGCTTCTGAACAAGGAAATAAAGTAACTGCAACAATTGCTGAAACTCTCAAGCTCACATATCCTACATTGCTTAAGAAAATATTTGGAGCAGCATATAGCGACGCAGTTAAGGAGGAAACAAAGTACACGCTTACAACTCCTGCAAAGCGTATGCTCACAAAGGTATGGACAGGCTCATATATTAAGCAATCGCTTAATGACGCCATTGCTCAGTTGCCAGTAGACGATACAATACGCAAAAAGTTAGCCAAGAAGCTCAAGGGTGCAAATTTTGAAACAGATAAGAAAAATCTTATCAATATCGGCGGTTTATCAGAGCAAGAAGCAAATGAATATGCTTATCTCATCAGCGAGGCGGCAGCTTGGCAGAGCTACAGCACCTTGCTTGAACTTAATGGTATAACAAGCGATAGTGATATTGCTGAAATAACAAAGCTTATTGATACTGCTATGATTGTTGATGAGAGTACAAAAATCTCAGTTGAGTAGGTGAGGCTATGTGGAAACTTGGTTGAAAATGGCTGAACGCTGTAAAACAAACTATGAGTATGCTGAGCGTGAACTTGATATTTTATATCAGCGAGATGAAAAGACAGAAAATGATAAAAGACGAATCTGCATACTCGAACAGATTTTTTACGAGCAGAAATATCAATATATGCAATGCATGAGATTAGCGAAGAAAATTAAATAAGGAGCTGAAATTTATGACAAAACAGCAGATACAACGGATATACGGTATGGGCTCAATACTCGGTATACTTGAAAGTGGTAATAAGCGTGATAACCTACATCTGCTTGTCGAATCAATAACAGGCAAGGATAGCATAAAGACTCTTACAGATGATGAATACAAGGCAGTTGTACATGAACTTGCAGAACGCATACATATACAAAATCTTGGAGAACCTCCTGCAAAGATAAGACGAACAGCAAGATATGAGGAACAGCCAGGCGGTATGAGTGAAGGACAGCAACGCAAGGTGTGGCATTTAATGTATGAGCTGAAAAAATTCGATAAAAAGAAAAGCTCAAAATCACTCGGCGAAAGGCTGTGCGGTATAATAAAAAAAGAGGTCGGTGTTGACGCACTTCCTGAAAAACCACTTGTCTGGCTTACATACCAACAGGGCAGCAAGCTGATTGAGGCAATAAAGAGGTACATAAGAAGTGCCGAACGCAAGGCTATGAGGGGTGATGGTGAATATGGATAGTTTTGAAATACAGCTCTCTGACCTAAGAGGCGAACAACGAGAAATTGCACAGGCAATCGGAATCAAGGCGTATATAGAGCTTGTCAAGCTTTATGGTGGTTCTAATATCTATATTGCAAAAATGGATAAGCTGTTTTGTATAAAGCGTGATGCAGAAATTATACGACACTTTAACGGCGAAAATTATACCTCACTTGCAAAGCAATACGGTTTATCAGAAAGAGCTGTAAGAACTATAGTAGCTGATTATATGAATGAAATGTATGGTTCGGAGCAGACCTCGTTATGGTAAAAATTGAAGAAAAAAAGAGAAATATTTCATATATTTTACTTCAAAGATTTAAGGTATCATTAAGTTAAGACTTAATGATACCTTTTTCGTTTGGTGGTGAAAAAATGGAATTCGGAGCAGACACCTGGTGGCTCGTTGGGCTTGCGGTGACAATAGCAATCGGCATAATAGGCTATTTCCTGAAAAGAACGATGTCAAAGCAAGACCAGCACGAGGCTGATATTAACCATATAAAGCTTACTTATGTTACAAAAGAAGAATTTAAAGAGCTTAAATCCGATACGGCAACAAGTATGGACAAATTGCAAAAAGATGTCGAAGAAATCAAAGAAAACACTTTAAGTAAGGCTGATTTCTATCGTTCTCAGGCAAAAACAGACGATAAAATAGACAAGATTTACGATATGTTAATTGAACTCAATAAGAAAGGGTGAGTAAAGTGAACGATACAATTGCAAAAATGAGGGCTGGAAGATTTATTAAAAATAACGGTCGTGTATTGCGTACAATCAATTTGCTACGCTATAAATATGAAAAACTTGAAGAAGTTAAGTACGCTCTTGAAGATATGCCTGAAAACGAATATCTTGACAGCTTGAACTACTTATCAGAGGCAGGATATATACAGATGAGGCGTGTCACAAGCAAGCAGATTGCTGAGATTGCTGATGTTGACTATGTGCATCTTGAGGCAAAGCTGACAGAAAAAGGTATCAGATTACTTGCAGGAAAGCTTGAAGATGATTTGATTGAGGTGTAAGCTATGAGCCGCAAAAGAAGAATAGTTGGTTCTATTGACAAGCTCCAGCCAGCTCTTAAGGATACAGTAGACCAAATGCTGATGTCAGGTGAAAGTTATCGTGAGATATGCAAGTACCTTGCAAAAAACGAAGTTACACTCTCACAGGCAAGCGTGTGCAGATATGCAAAAAGATTTCTTGCTAATGCGGAACAGCTTCGCATTGCTCAAGAAAATTTCAGAATGATTTTAACTGAAACGGAGCGTTATCCTGACCTTGACCCTGCGGAGGCTATTTTAAGATTAGCAAGCCAAAAGGTTTATGATGCAGTGGCTGCACTTGACGATGAACACTGGAATGAGGTGTCGGCAGATAAATTGCTAAGTCAAGCAACGGCACTTGCAAGGGCGGTCGCTTACAAGAGGGGCATTGACACAAAGGTGAAAAGTGACGAGGAAATTGCTCTTGAAAGCAATCAAACTCTTTTGTATGAAACCCTCAAGCACGACAACCCTCGTCTATACAAAGAGCTGCAGGAGGAAATTATGCGTATCAAGCACAAAGTCAAAGGAGGTACTGCAAATGATGGAAAATAATAAATGGTATGTCTTGCAGGTGCAGACTGGTTCAGAGCTTGATGTACAAAAGGAATTACTCCGCAGAGGTGTTGAGGCGGTTGTTACGATTGAAAACAGACAGATACACAGAGCAAAGCAGTGGATAAGCAAGCAGTATATCGTATTTTCAGGCTATGTGTTTATTAGGATGATGTACTCTTGGTCGCAGTATTACATACTTTCAGGCATTAACGGAGTTATCCGCTTGCTTGGTGGCGGACATCAGCCTGAACCGCTCACACAATCAGAAACAGAATGGATATTAAGCTTAAACGATTTGCTGAAAGAACCGTCAGTACTCAAGCTAACGGAGAACAGTTACGAAGTTATAAGCGGAGTGTTGCTCGACTTAAAAGATAACATCATCAAAGTCGAAAGACACCACAGGCGTGCGGTTGTGAAACTGCATATCGCAGGACAGGAACAGATAATCAAATTGTCTTATGTATTACAAATGCCCGATAACAATGGGGATTGATTCGTCTCCTCGGAGGGAACGGCTGACATATTGCAGGAACACAGCAACCTAATTTCCGAACAAAATCAGGTTGCTGGGGGCGAAGCTATGTCCTGCAGTATGTCAGCCGTTTCTGTTATTTAAACTATGTTTAAGGAGTGATTAAATGTCGAATATAGACAAGGTTAGCAAGCTATTGGAATCAGTTGATAATAAACAATATTACGACATTGTTGCAGATTTGCAGAGCCTTGAACGCTCACTTGATATGCTTAAACGCAAGGACTTTCGCAGAAAACTAAAAGAACTAATAGAAAAATATCAGACAAGCGAAATTACAGAAATCAGAAAAGCACTTATTGAAAAATGCCGTGTTGGAGATACAAATGCCATAAGGCTATATCTCGATAGCTTTAAGCCAACATCATTTGAAACCGAAGATGATGGTCTAACGGCTGCACTCCTTGCTCGTGGTAAGGAGGTATTCGCTGATGAAAATTAAATCTTTCAGCGATAAGCAAGCTAAAGTTATGACTTGGTGGGCTAATGAAGCAATAAGTAAAAAGTATAATGCTGTAATAGCTGATGGTTCTATCCGTTCAGGCAAGACAATGAGTATGTCGCTTTCCTTTGTACTGTGGGCTATGACAAACTTTGATGGCTGTAACTTTGCTGTTTGTGGTAAAACAGTTGGTTCGTGCCGCAGAAATGTCATAAAACCACTTTTGGATATGATACGAAAGCGATATGTAATTCAGGACAAACGCTCGGAAAACCTTATTGTTATTCAGAAAGGTGAACGCTATAATTATTTTTATCTTTTTGGTGGTAAGGACGAATCAAGTCAGGACTTGATTCAGGGTATTACGCTTGCAGGCGTTATGCTTGATGAGGTTGCCCTTATGCCTCGTTCCTTTGTCGAACAGGCTTTAGGTCGTTGTTCCGTAACAGGCTCACGCTTTTGGTTCAACTGCAACCCTGACAATCCGTATCACTGGTTCTACCAAGAATGGATTCAAAAAGCAGATGAGAAAAAAGCCTTGTATCTGCATTTTACTATGGACGATAACTTGACTCTTTCCGAAGAAGTCAAAAGCCGATATTACAGCTTGTATACAGGCAACTTTTTTGAACGCTATATACTCGGTCGCTGGGTATCTGCTGACGGCTTGATTTATCCAATGTTCAGCAAAGAAAAATGCGTTGCTCCGACTGATGAGCGACACTACTCTCAATATTATGTCAGCATAGACTACGGTACATTGAACCCGTTTTCGGCAGGATTATGGGGAATGTGTGGCGGTGTATGGTATCGCATAAGAGAGTATTATTATGACGGAAGAAATAAAAAGGCACAGAAAACAGATGAGGAATATTACAGCGAGGTAGTTAAGCTAATTGACAGACTGCCAATAACGGCTATAATCGTTGACCCGTCGGCGGCAAGCTTTATCACTGTTATCCGCAAGCATGGCAGGTATACTGTCCATAAAGCCAATAATGCTGTACTTGATGGCATACGATTAACCGCCACTTGCATACAACAAGGCTTGATTATGTTTAATGACTGCTGTACAAATACATTTGCGGAGTTTGCAAGCTATGTCTGGGATACTCAGCACTCACAAAAAACAGGCGAAGACAAACCTTTGAAGGAACATGACCATGCAATGGACGATATACGCTATTTTTGTTCGACCGTACTTGCAAAGCACGGCTTGCCAGGCATTGTAAAACTCAGGAGGTAATATGCTTACAGATTTATCATTTTTAGAGCGTGGCAAGGCGTTTCCGCCAGACAGTGAAAGATATAGACTGGAAACATATCTTGACCACAGAAAATTGTTTGAAAACAACCACGCAGAAGTCTACAAGGAGCAGTTTCGCAGAATTGAAAGAGTAGTCGGCAATTTCGACAGAGTTGTATCATATGGAACTGTGTTTAACTATCAAAGACTGCTGAGTGTGAAAACCGCTGACCTTGTATTCGGCGAACCGCCAAAGGTTACTGTTGCCGATGATAACAAGCAAAAAGTTATTGACAAAATACTGCTTGATACAGATTTATTCGGCTGTGCATATATTAGTTGCATTGATGTATCACGCTATGGCGATGCTATTATGCTTTTATCATGCAACGATAAAGGTTTGCCAAGCATTGATGTGGTAAGTCCTGCAATGTGGTTTCCTGTTGTCAATCAAGATAATATAAGGCAGTTTCAATATCATATATTTGCTTGGGTATATCTTATTGATACAGCAAAAAAGCAATATGGGCTAAAGGTACAGATACATAAACCAGATGAGCCCGAAAAGTGCGAAGCTCATAATTATGAGCTTAATGGCAAACCAGGCAGCTTTAAAATTGGCAGAGAAATTACTCAAAAGCAGGAACTTAGCCTTGAAACCTCAATGCATACCTGCCCTGTTTATCGTATATCAAATCTGCTTACAAGTGACAATATATATGGTCATGATGATTATGAACCGATTGACAGTATTGTTGCTGAAATCATTGTCAGAGTATCGCAAATAAGCAAGGTACTTGATAAATTTGCAAGTCCAAGTATGACGGGTCCGCAATCAGCACTTGAAATGGACGAAGTAACAGGCAACTGGCGTTTAAAGGTTGGAGATTATTTCCCTTGTGATAGTGATACAGTAAAGCCAGAATATCTTGTCTGGGACGCAAGTATGGACGCAAATTTCAAGCAGATTGAGCTTCTCACAAATCAGCTTTATACAATTTCAGAAATGGGTTCTGCTGTGTTTGGTGATTTGACGAATAAGGCTGGTGATGTTCCAAGCGGTTCGGCTTTAAGACGATTGATGATGTCACCGCTTGCCAAGGCTCGGAGAATCGCAAACCGCTTTGACCCGATACTCAAAAAGCTTATATCAGCAAGTGCTGGAATCCTCGGAGTGGAAATTGTCCCCGAAGAAATCACTATTACGTGGCATGACGGCTTACCTGCCGACCCAGCAGAGGACGCTGAAATTATGTCAGTTCGTACAGGTGGAAAAGCTACATTATCGCAATATACAGCAATACAAAGGCTTGATGATATGTCGGCTGCTGATACAGATGCGGAGCTTGCTATGATACGCTCTGATGATATTGATTCAAGCGTTGGCTTAGAAGAACCTGCCCTTGAACCTATCGAGGGTATCTGATGAGTACACAGAAAAAACTGATTGAAACATATCAGAAAGCACAGAAGAAGCTCGTTGAAATAATCCAGCGAAAACAGGCTCACGGCTCGGCGGCATCTTATGAAAGGTCACTTTTAAGACAAATTCATCAGGAGCTTAAAAAGCTGAAAAAATCATCAAAAGCACTTGTTGAGCAGCTTGTCAAAGAAAACTACAAGACAGGCCTGCAAAGTCTGATTGATGACCTTATAAAAGATGATACAGCACCAAGATTGTTTAATATGTTCAGCGGACTTAACACAAGTCAGATTGAACTTATTACTCAAAATGCTAATATTGACTTAAATAAGTCGATTAACATTGTTGGTCGAAGAATGCAGGACGCAGTCAGAGAAGCTGGTATTGAAGCGACCGCAGAGAAGCTCACAACAGGTCAGACAATTCGAGAAATGCAGAAGAATCTGGAAAAGAAGCTTGAACAGCAAAATCTGACCGCAGTCGAATATGCCAACGGCACAAAAATGCCGATTGAAAAATATGCTGAAACTGTTGCACGCTCAACTACTGCAGAAACTCAAAATAAGGCTAAAGTCATACAAGGACAAGATTGGGGCTATGACCTTGTAAGATTTACGGAACACAGTCCTACTTGCGAGGTCTGCTCAATGTATCAGGGCAGAGTTTATGCTTTGACGAAAGAAGCTGCCAATGGCAAATACAAAGGTTCTAAAGGTCAAGCATTACATTTTCCCTATCTTTATGATACAGCTTTGATAAGCGGTTACAGTACTATACACCCAAACTGTCGTCACCGTCTGTCGGTATTGCCAGCAGGAGCTTATACTGTTGCTGAAATGGAGGAATTTTCCAGAAAAAGTATGCAGCCATTTGAAGATATGCGGTCAGACAAGGAACGCAAGGCATATGCTCAAGAACAAGCCGTAAAGCGGAAGCGGAACGAAAGTCGCAAGCAGTATGAGAAAATCAAGGCTGCTTTGCCAAATGACGCACCAAAAACATTTGCTGCTTTTGTTAAGATGAAATCTGCAAAATCAGAGCGTTATAAAGAGCTTTTGAAGGATTATCGTACTGTAATTGGTATTGCAAAGGAGCAGAAAAGTGGTATAATAAAAAATATAGATATAGAAGATGTAGAAATTTTAGGCTCGACCAAAGGAATTTCCAGTGATGTACTTACTCCTATTCTAAAAGTTGTTTCAAAGTTTGGAGATAATTATTACTATAATGAAGTTTCTTTTGAAAGTCTTGGTTCTGGTAATAGAGTTCCTTTAATGCAGACGGAACCATATTCTATGGGAAAAATTGTTGGAACAAGACTTATAATCAATCAAGATATTTTGGCTGGATGTACTTTGGAAGAAATAAATAGTAGAATATTAAATTCTTCTACCACAGTTGCAAGAAATTTAACTGAAGCTGCAATACATGAAACTGGTCATGCAAAAATGTATTATCAAAAATCAATGTCGACAATAGAAAGCGAAAATAATGAACTGCTAAAAATACATATTAAAGGTATAAATGAAACTGCATATAGTGATGGATCTGAATGTATAGCTGAAACTGAGGTACTATTAAGTAGAGGTGATCCTGTGCCAGAAGAAGCAAAGAATTTATATGATAAATATTTAAAAAGGGAGTAATTGTCTATGTTTTATTTCATACCCTGTGATAATTGTAAGCATAAGAGAACCATTAAGAAAGATGGTTGGATTTTTACTTGCGATGCATTTCCAGATGGAAGACCTTTAAACTTTATTTATGAACACAATTATAATGAACCATTATGTAATAATAATATAGGATTTGAATCCTTAGAATCGGAAATTTCCTCATAATTGCCCTAAAATCGCATTTAATGATTAGAGGTAAAATTATCAGTCCTATAATTTCTAAACGCTCTTAAACGGCTTATAAACGAATTTAAACGCATATATAACACAGGCAATAAGCGTACCTGCACTTTTATGGTGCAGGACGCTTTTTTAATATTGCAAAATTTTTTAATGAAAGGAATTTTTACTATGGGAGAACCGAACACAAATGCTTCGGCAACAGCCGCAGCAAAAATGGAACCGCAGACAGCAGAATCATCAAAGCAGACACAGGCTGACCCAAATGTCGAAAAGCTAAGTACTTATGAAACTGCTTTAAGAAAAATTTTCAAGGTAGCTGACGGCGAAGAACTTGGAGACATTGATAGCAAGCTTACAGAACTTGAAGCAGAACATGAAAAGCTTATTTCAGCCACGAAGGATAAGCTTATTACAGCAAGTCTTAACGCTCTTGATGGTTACAACTCAAAACTACTCGCAAGACTTATAGACAAAAGCAAGATTACTGTTGATGATAACGGCAATATCACAGGGCTTGAAGAAGCAGTAAAAGCTGTTTCAGACGAATTCCCTGCTGTAATTGTTAAAAAGGAAGCTGCAAAGAAACCTTTTGTAGCAATTAACCCAGCACAGCAAACATCAACATCACAAACAATGAATGACCTCATCAGAAGTCACAGATAAAAAGGAGATTTTAAAATGGCAAACATTATTACAAGAACAGACGCAGAAGCTCTTATTCCGGTTGAATCAAGTAAGGAGATTATTCAGGCAGTACAGCACGAAAGTGCAGTTCTACAGCTTATGAAAAAGCTGCCTAATATGAGTTCAAAGCAGACTAAAATGCCGATTATGTCAGCACTTCCTGTCGCTGGATTTGTTAATGGCGATAATGGTCTAAAGCCTGTATCAAGTGCATCATGGGAAAACAAGTACATTACCGCAGAGGAAATTGCTGTAATTATTCCAATTCCTGAAGCAGTACTTGATGATGCTGAATATGACATTTGGGCAGAGCTTAAACCTTCAATTATTTCAGCATTTGGAAAGGTCATTGATGGTGCTGTATTATTCTCGACCGAAAAGCCAACAAGCTGGCCAGACGGTATTGCAACATCAGCAATCACAAAGAAAAAGACGGTTACATATGGTACAGGCATTGACACAGCCGAGGATATTTCAGAACTTATGGGTTTGGTTGAAGCTGACGGCTTTGATGTTACAGGCTTTGCGGCAGAAATTGCTCTTAAATCATCTTTCAGAGGTTTGCGTGACAAAAATGGCGGTCTTATCTTTGCTCCAAGCTTGCAGGCGGATACACCATCAACCCTTTACGGTCAGGCAATCAATTATGTAAAAAACGGTTCTTGGGATAGCAGTAAGGTTAAGCTTATTGCCGGTGATTGGTCACAGGCGGTTTATGCAATGCGTCAGGATATGACATATAAGGTACTTGACCAGGCTGTCATCAGTGATGCAAGCGGTAAGATTTTGTACAATCTTGCTCAGCAGGATATGGTTGCTCTTAGATGTGTAATGCGTCTTGGCTGGCAGTTGCCTAACCCAGTTACACAACTCAATAGTACTGATACACGCTATCCGTTTGCGGCACTTGTACCAGCAGGTGAGTAATCATGCTTGAAAAGGGTATCAACAGTTATTTAAGCCTTGAAGAAGCAAACGAGCTTATTAAAGATGTCGATACATCTGGGAAATGGCGAGAGCTTACAGACGGCGAACGAAAGCAATATTTAATACTTGCTACTGTGCATATCGACAGCCTTATGCTTACATCTCGAAAACATAGTGCTGAACAAATTCTACAATTTCCGAGAGGAAGAAATTCGGAAGTACCGAGAGCAGTGCTTATGGCACAGGCTCTCGAAGCACTTACATTATCTGATACACAAGCAATGCAAAGAGATTCCTTGCGTGAACAGGGTGTAACTTCAATCAAACTCGGAAACACCAGTGAAAGCTATTCAGATGATTCCAACTCATCTTCTAAGCAAAATAATGAGCTTAAAAGTAAGGTCGCAATTTCGCTTATGCGACCGTATATTCTCGGTTCGGCGGTGATAGTATGAGTTTGTTCACTCCATACTTCAAAGATATTATCTCGGTGCAAAGGTATATCGGTGTCAACGATTTCGGTGACACCGAGTATGCCAAAGCTATTGAAATGAACTGCCGAATTGAATATAAAACGCAGGAGACGCTTGATTCAAAAGGCAACAAGGTTATAAGCACCGCAACGGTATATTCCGATGAATTTGTACCGCCACTTAGCATTATTACTGCCAACGACACCCGTTATACAGTTAAATCGTGTTCACCTATTACAAGTCTGATGGGAAACATTGACCATTATGAAGTAATTTTGTGAGGTGATTGCTATGGCAAAAAGACAGAATATTCCCGAAAGTGAATATCTCAAAGGACTGAATGAAGTCACAGAAAATATTCAGGAAGCCGTTGACAATATGGTGAGCGGTTCTGTTCAGGGACTTGCTGACGCACTTCTTTATGTCGCTTCTGAAAGTCAGCAAAGAGCACCAGTTGATACAGGTGACCTGCGTGGCAGTGTTGAGGTAAAAATTAATGGTGAAGATTACGCTTGCGGAGAAAAAGGCGGTGGTCTTACCGTAAACGGAAGCATTCCTAAAAATGCCGATATAGACAGAGTTGTTGGTGAGGTATCATACAACACCAAGTATGCCGCAAATCAGCACGAGCATACTGAATATGACCATCCTCGTGGCGGTCAAGCCAAATATCTTGAATCCGTTCTTGTTGAGGAAAAGGACAGAATACTTAAACTTATTGCAGGCGGAGTTATAAATGAAATGATGAATTAAAAGATAGGAGAATTTAATGCAACTTTTATAAATAAAATTTTCAATGCCGATTGTGTTGCAGGTATGAGTATGTATCCTGACAAAAGCATAGATATGATACTCTGCGACCTGCCTTACGGAGTTACAAACTGTCGATGGGATAGTATTATCCCGTTCGACTTACTGTGGAAGCAGTACAAACGCATCATTAAGGATAATGGTGCAATAGTGCTGACTGCTTGTCAACCTTTTACTACAAAACTTATATCCAGTCAGCCGAAGCTGTTTCGATACTGTTGGTACTGGATTAAGAATATGACAACAGGATTTGCATTCAGCAAGTTTCAGCCATTACGCTGTGTCGAGGATGTATGTGTATTTTACAAGCGTGCTCCGACATACAATCCGCAAGGTATTATAATTCATGATAAGCCTATTATTAGTCGTGGCAAAAAGGATAAAGGAAAAGGTAACAGCGTTTATCATTTCGATACACTTCAAAAGGATACAGTTACATATGTAACGAATTATCCCCGTCAGATACTCAATATTCCTTGCGAAAGAGGACTGCACCCGACACAAAAGCCTGTTAAGTTGTTTGAATATCTGATTAAGACATACACCAATCCGGGCGAACTTGTGCTTGCTAACTGCATGGGAAGCGGTACAACCGCCGTTGCGTGTATAAATACAGGGCGAAAGTACACAGGCTTTGAATGGGACGAGCAATATTACAATGTCATACAAGAACGGCTTGCAAAATTAAGAGGTGATTAAATTGCACTATGCATTAAGAGAATACCTGTTAAGTAACGGTTACACAAATGTTTACTGCGACTTTATGCCCGATGCTTCAAAACAAATTGAAGCGATAAACCTCTCAAAGTGGGATCATACTGTTGCAGAAATCAATGATGGTTCGGGACTTACTTATATACAAATACAAGTACGCCGAGCAACTGCTGAGGAAGCATACAGAGTATGCTCCAGACTTTTTAACTTAATTGATAGCGGTACGGAAGAAACTGTTATCAATCTTACAGACAAAATCTTTTGTATTGCCCGTCCACGCCGAGGTGCTGTTATCCTTGAGCGTGGCGAGGGTTATACAACATACTACTGCGAAATTGCCCTATGGGGCGAAAACTAAATTTTAACTTTGAAAGGAAAAATTATTATGAAAAAATATCTTAAAGGCTTTGCAAATCTTGGATTTTTCGAGGTTCTCACAAATACGCTTTCCGCTTATGCCTGCGGTACTGACCGAGCAACCCTTATCGGTGCAAGTTCTTGTTCTCCGACCGACAATAAAACTGATTTTTCAATCCCTGCTGACGATGGCATTTATGACAGCGGTTCGGATTGGACAGATACAACGCTTGTCATAACTGTTTTAGAGGCTGACCTTGCTAATCTTGCACAACTTATCGGTGCTGAATTTGACACAGAACTCAAGGAAGGCACATTTGATGAACCGAATGAGGTTGCACTTACATTCTCGGCACTTCGCCGTGATGGCGGTTACAGACTTTATCGTTATTTCTGTTGCAAGTGTACAGGCTACAAGGTCACACATAACACAAAGGGTACAAATAACGATGCACAGTCCTATGAACTTACATTCAAGTGTACACCGAGAGAGATTGACCATCTTATCCGCACAACAAAGGACATCAACAAAGGTGAAACTCTTGCATACATTAATTCAATGGAGGATGCATAATGTTCTTCAAAAAAGACAAAAGCATACATATGAGTATTCCGAAGTCTTATGAACTTTACGGAGTTACAATACGCAAACTGCCGATAGCGAAGTATATCGCCGTCTTGAGAGAGGTTAATGACCTTCCCTCTCTCTTGCTCGGTGAACTGTTTCCCGAAGGTAGTAATCTGAATGACTCTCTTGAAAGGCTTCAGAATCTCGACAGAAGCACAACGCTTGCACTTATTGGCAGATTGCTGAAAGTCGTTCCTGAGGAATTTTGTAAGATACTTTCAGAGCTTCTTGAAATTCCCGAAGAACGTCTGCTTGACCCATATTGTGAAAATCCGCTCTCACTTTCAGAACTTGCTGAAATTATTCAAGCATTCTGGGAAATTAATGATATGTCGGATTTTTTTCAGACCGTGCAGAGCCTGAGCAGGAAAGCAGCTCCGACACGGTCGAAAGCGAATACTGGCTTCAGCGATGGCTCGCAATAGCTCAATCAATCGGAATAAGCAAGTCCGAGATGTTTAACAACTACTATTATGATGAATTTATAGCTATGATGGACGCTTACAATGATATGCACCGCATTGACAAAGATAATACACAAAGTGAAGAGGTCTACGCTGACGAAATGTAGCACCTTGCACAAGTAAACACCTCAAACTTTTATATTACCGTAAGTTTAAATTTATTGACGATTGTCATAACTTATGGTAATATATGGGTGAGGTGATTATTTATGAAAAAAACTATTTCGCTAATTTTATCTGCTACCATCTTGCTGTGTTGTATTTGCTTTTCGGGGTGTAATAATCAAGTTAAACAAGTTGATACAAAAGAAATAAAAGTGGAAGATATCGAAAAAGCCCTTATAGAGGCTGGATATAGTGAAGCAAATTTTCAAAGGGAATTGAAAAAGTGGGAAGTAGTCTATTTAGATAATTCAAAAACAGATTGTATCTCAGAAAATAATTTACCTGGAGATTATTTACCAGCGTTTTTCTTTAAAAAAAGTCGTGATGATATACCCAAAATTTTAGATGCAGTTATGCCTTTATATGATAAAGAATACAAACAAGGTGATGGTGAGAAAATCATGGAAAGATTGATATCTGACCGATTTTTTTCTGATGATTATACTCATGGTGGCAGAATTTCTTTTAATAATTATGAATACGAGGAATTTTTAGATGAAACAGATAGCTTTACTGATTGTATTATGGTAAAAAAATCTGAAACTTAAGATTTTAAGCACTCTCATATGAGGGTGCTTTTAATTTACTCATTTTTAATAAACGGAGATGATTAAATGGCAGATGAAATAGACGCTGGTAAAATTGTTGCTGAGATAGTGCTTGAAACTCAGCAGGCAAGAGAAAATGCAGAGGAAATAACCGAAACACTTGATAACATTGCTTCTAAGGTTATAAAGCCAAAAATTGACTACGAAACACTTAGTTATATAAAAGGCTCTCTCGAAAAGATGGGTATAACAGGACAAGAAATGGTTGATACACTTAATACAGGTTTCGGAAATATTACAGGAGCAAAAAAATATTGTGTTGCATTAGAAGAAATTGCTTTGAAGATAGATGAATGCAGAACCAAAATGCAAGCCTTGAATGTTGGAGATAATATTAATAGTGGAGCAGTAGAAAACTACAGTGACGCACTTACACAGCTTGAGGAACAATATGATAAGGTTTTAGCAAAGCTGGATGCTTATGTTGCTAAAACTGTAGCTACTGTTCAAAAAACTAAGGATATTGAGAATGAAATTAATAAACTTTCTGGTCTAAATACACCCACAGTAGTTGACAATAGCACAATGCTTAAAGCTCAGTCATACGAGGACACGATAGTATACATACAAGGAGTTCTTGAAAAGCTAAAGATAACAGGTAAAGATGCGGATCATATTATTTCAGCGTGTTTTCAAGATGTTTCGAGTTTAAGAAAATACCAAAATGAACTTGAAGTTATTGCAAGTAAACTTGATACAGAACGCAAAAAATATCAAGAACTTTCTGACGCAAGGTATAGAGCGGAAAAGCGAGGTGATTATTCATCTGTAGATAAAATAACATCTGCAATGGATAATCAAGTCAATAAAATAAAAACGCTTGAGGCTCAATTTGATTCCGTTTACGAAAAGCAGGACAATGCTGTAAAGAAAACTGTAACAGCATATCAAAAACAAAGCAGTGCCGCTCAAAGCGCACAGGTTAAGCAAGACAAGCTGAATGAAGCACTTGATAACAAGCAGGCAGGAAAGAATTTTGCAGGCGGTATTAACCTTGCGACAACTTCCCTCAGAACATTTAATTCTATTGCTCCTGACGCTGTTGATGGTATAGGCGAGATTATAACACATGTAAATGCTGCTAAACAGGCAATGACAGCAGGAGCTTCTGCACCACTTGCTTGGGGTACTGCTATTGTAGCAGGTATTGGAGTTGTTGCAAGTCTTGTTATAAATGAAATACAAAAGGTACAGCAAGCAGAGGAAGAGGCTCGTCAGAAAGCAGTAGAAGCAGTTTCAGAGTACACAAATAATAGTGAGGAACTCAGCAACTTAACAGGGCAATTTGTATCTTTGCGGTCTAAACTTGATAATGTAAATCTATCCCGTCAAGAGGAAATTGAAATTAAAAAAGAATTGTATCAAATGCAGGACGATTTTATAAAAAAATACGGTTCAGAAGCAGATGCTATCGACTTTGTAACTGGAAGTATCAAGGAGCAAACTGCAGCTATTGAAGAACGAAAAAAAGCTGAAGCATTAGAGCTTATATCTAAAAGTGATAATGAGTATCGTAAATATAAAGATGAGTTCGAAAACAAACAAAGATATACAATTTCAGCCCTTAAAACATTCGATGGCAAATCAGAGCTTGGTGATATATCTTATGATAAACTTCAAGAAATAAGTAACGAGTTAAACAAAAAGCTTAGTAAAATAGGCGGAGTACAAAGTGAAATAATCACAAAGAGAATTAACGGACAACTAACAGGTGAAAAGGAACTTGTAATAAATGTTGATGTTGAGGGTAAAGATGCTAAAGAGAAATTTAAAAATATAATGTTAGAAATTAAAAATATGAGCAATCAAGGTATTGATGGTCTTAAAGAAAAAATATCAACAGCCCGTACCGATGCTTATAATTATTATTTTGACGAAGCTTTTGACGACCGTAAAAACATTTGGGAATCCGTTAAGAAAGCATATGATGTTTTAAATGAAACATCTAAGACCAAATCTAAGTCATTGCAAGATTTAGACAAAGAAATAAGCAATAACATTTCTCTTATAGGAGAATACGAATCCAATATGGAATCACTTGCTTCTGCTTATCAAACGGTTTCGGACGGGGGTAAGCTTAGTTCCTCCACACTTAGTGATTTAATTGATAAGTATCCCATTATTGCAGATTATGTAAATAAAACAGGCGACCTTACTCTTAATAACGGTGAGAAAATAAAAGAAGCCTATGAAGAAGAACGTAAAGCATTGATAAGGAAACTGGACAAAGAAAAAAAGTCTTTGGCAGTAGCTGATTTAAGTGAGGAAGCTGAAAAATCTGCCGAGGAAAGAATCCAAGCAATCAACGCCCAACTAAGTATTTACGGCAGTGAACTTTCTGACATTAGCAAAAAAGAATCTGAGGTAAATACAATAGACTGGTCATCAATAGCAAGCGAGGTTAAAAGCCTTTCTTCCGCTTATAAGACTGTTAGCGAGGGTGGAGAGCTTGATGCAAGTACACTGCAAAGCCTTTGTAAGCAATATCCAGATTTGGCAAAATATATCAGCGAGACTGGCGATTTAACTCTCAAAAACGGCGAAAAAATCAAGGAAGCTTATGAGGAAGAACAGCAGGCACTTATCGACAAACTGACAGCAAAAAAGAAAGAGCTTGAACTTGAAATGGAAAGTTCAAAAGATAAAGATAAAGTAAAAAAAGACCTTGCTCAGATTAATGCGGAGCTTGAAATCTACAAAAACTTACAGATAGAGTCCAACGAGGAAGAATTGAACTGGTCGAGTATGTCAAACGAAATCAAGAATCTTGCCTCTGCATATCAAACACTCAACGAGGGCAAACAGCTTGATATTGATACGATGATAAGCCTTATTGATAAATATCCCGAGGTTGCCGCAGCTATGGCTAAAGAAGGTCAGCTCGGTAAGGAACAAGCTGATGTATTCAGACAACTTTTCGAGGCAAAGAAAAATGATTATATCCTTACTCAACAGCGTACAATAGCTAATCTTCAGGCGAGTGAAGAAGAAGCTGATGGTGTTATAAAAAGTGTTGAATTACAGATAGCGGCTTATAAAAATCTCAATCAAATTAAGGGCTTTTCTGCTATTTCGGATTTTATGACTGAATCTTTGAATTCAACTAAAGAGAAACAATTAAAAAATAAAGCTGAGATTCAAGAAAAAAGAAAGCAAGCCCAGGCTCGTATAAAAGCTATGGAAAATCTTGATGTTGATACTTATGGCAAATCTGGCGGTGGTTCTGATAACAGTAATAAAGCTCTTGCGAATGAACTCAAACAGCTTGAGCATAAAAAGGCTATCGGTCAGCTTACATCAAAGCAAGAATATAATTGGCTTGTGCGTATAAACAATAGGTACAGAAAAAACGCTGATGAACAGATGGATATGGAAAAGCGTTTGTATAATGCCAAAAAGCAAATGCAGGCTGACGAAGAGGCTGCTAATACAAAAGCTTTACAAGCAGCATATAAAGGTATTGAAAATAAAAAATCTCTTGGAAAGATGAATTCTCAGCAGGAGCTAAGACAACTTGAGCAAATAAGGCAAAAATATAAGATGACCGCCGAGGAGCGTATGGAGCTTGAGATTAAAATATACAACCTCAAAAAATCGCTCAAGGACGATGAAATCAGTAGCATAAACACTCTCGCCGACGCCGTTACAGAAGCTTTGAAAGAAAAATATGAGGAACAGCGTAAAATTGAGGAGGAAAGAATAAATGATTCCATCGAAAGCTGGCAGAAATGGGAGGACAAAACTGTTACTGCTATTCAGGGCGAGATTGACGCACTCGATGAGCTTGCGGATAAGCAGGAGAGCGAAAACAAACGGCAGGAATACGAGAATAAGCGTCAACAAACCGAACTTCAATTAGCTTACGAAAAGGACGATTATAATCGCCAACAGCTACAAAAGGAGTTAAATCGACTTGATAAAGAAGAAGCTGAACGACTTGCCGAGGAACAGCGTGAGGCTCAGAAGAAAGTCTTACAAGGCAGGATTGAAGCTGTTAAGGGACAATCTCAGGCAACTCAGGAACGCTTGAAAAAGGAACTTGATGAGGTCAGCGAAAAGTATGATAAGCTGACAGATTCATTCTCGCTAAAGGCACAGGCACAGAAGTTTATTGCGGATAGTACGCAAAAACAGATTATAAGTCTGATAAAATCCTATGCGTCTGATTATGAGATTGCTGGAAATACAGTTGGTGATGCACTCTATCACGGCATGAAAGCCAAGATGGATAATATAGAGGCATATGTTGACGGGATTTTCGGGAAGATTGAGGCTTATCAAAGACGAATGGCGAATACCGCTAATGCCTCGGCGGATAGGTTCTGGGCAAGCCAAAATTCTCCACAAGCTTTTCAAAAACAGACCGCTTCAAAATCGGTTACAGTACAGCAAACAGTTAATTTCAATCAGCCGGTTGAAAGCCCTGTTGAAACACGCCGTCAGCTTGACAGGACGAATCAGGCTTTAGCAAAACAAATTTCAAGTGGCATTTAATCAATCTATAAACAAGCATTAAAGACTGTTTAAGGTCTTATTTTTTTGCACTTTTTATCTTTGAGGAGGTGGTTAAAACGCAAAAAATGATTTATGTTCCGCCTGATGGCAGTTATTCCAATCCGTCTACATATGTTTATTTAACAGCAAATGAGCCATATATACTATCAAGCGTTACCGGTGTTGGCGGAGTTGAGGCAAGCGTTATCTCAAGCACTATCCCTGGTATGGATGGTGCTTATTTTCAAGGCATAAGGATTGAGCCGAGAAAAATCCCCTGCACTGTCTATGTTAAAGGTAAGGACAGACAGGATATGTACGCACAAAGATATAACCTAATTCGCAGGCTTACTCCAACAAAGAAGCTCGGCTGGCTGTATTACCGTAATGATTACATTCATGTTCGCACACAGGCTATTCCATCTGTTCCTCCTGATTTTATAGAGCGTATTCGCAATTACAATAAAGCCGATATTTCGTTTTGGTGTCCCTTTCCACATTGGCGTTCACTTTCAAGCAAAAGCGAGGAAATCGGTTACATAAAGGGCGAGGGCTTCAAGTTCCCGTTTTCTTTCCCAATTAAGTTTGCCAACCTAAAAAACGAGGTCACGGTTGATTATCAAGGCTCTGTCCCTGCTCCTGTTACAATAACAATTTATGGCTCGGCAGCTAAGCCTAAAATAACAAACAAAACCACAGGCAAATATATCGCTGTCGAGCAAGGTTTAACCGAAACACAAAGGCTTGTTATCGTCACAACAAGAGGCAGTAAAAGCGTAAAAATTGCAGAAACAGGTAAAAGTACAAAGGACGCTTTTCAATATATTGACCCTGCTTCTGTGTTCTGGGAGCTTCAACCGGGCGAGAATGTCATAAGCTACGATAGTGGCGATGACAGCCAAAAAACAGCGGTTAAGATAGTTTATAGTGAATTTTATTCGGGGGTTTGATATGGAAATACCAAGTATTAAGATTCTTTCGCCAAGCCTGCAATTACTAAATGAAATAGATTTGTATACCAGCTTACAGCTTACCCGTTCTTGGCAGGGAGTCGGCTCTTTTGAACTGCATATAATCGGAAATCAAAAAAACATCGAAAAAGGCAACCTGATTATGCTCGGCAATGACGGACACCGTTCAGGCATAATCAGAGCAATAACGAAAACCGTTGATTCCTCAGGAATAATGACAACTGTAACAGGTCAAACCTTGGACGGAATTACAACCCAGCGTGTGATAATTCCGTCAACGAACTCGAAAAATGGCGGTTACCTTGCTTTGCCGAGTGCGACATCGTCAAGCAAAACACTTCCAGCTGAAACGATTATTAAAGTTTTTGCAGGTGCTTGCCTCGGCTCGGATACGTCAAGGGCATCATATTATGCCCTTGATGAGAATCGCAGGACAGATATATACATAGCTCCGACAAAGGGGCGGGGAATACAAACGAATTGGCTCTCAAGATATGACCCATTGAATGAGATTTTACAATCGGTTTCGGAATACTGTGACTGCGGTTGGGAGATATACATAGACCTCGATAATCGCAGACTTGTATTTGATTATGTTTCGGGTGTTGACCGTTCGGTTAATCAAAACGACAACAGCAGAGTTATTCTTTCGAGGGACTATGAGAGTATTGACAGTCTGACTTATACATACGATATGTCTGGCTACAAAAATCTCGCCTACTGTGGCGGGATTGGAGAGGACTTTAACCGACTATATCTTGCAGTTACGAATAATTCTTCTACACCAACGGGCTTAAACCGTTTTGAGGTGTTTGAAGACTGCGGAAGTCTTGAAATTGCCGATACGGATACGGCTATTTCGCTCTCTGCTGAGGGCAAGCACAAGCTCAAAGAATACAAACTTACAGAAACACTCACAGCAGAAATAGCACAGGGCGGTTCTTTTGAGTATCTAAAGCACTGGAATTTGGGTGATTTGGTGACAGTCAGCGACCGAGAAATCGGTCTTATGCAGGATTTACGCATTACAGAAGTAAGCGAAAGCTATGAGCCTGACAGTTCAAAAATAACGGTTACGCTCGGAACTGCTCCTGAAAGGCTGTCACGGATTATCAAAAAGTTCAAGCCAACAATCAGATAAGGAGGTGATAAAATGGCTGAAAAATCAAGATTTTTTAATAGTACAACGAGTGATGAAAGACTTTATGACGCTGCCGATATGGCTGAGGTCTGGAATACATTTTTTACAAACGGTGTTATTTCGGGGCTTGAGGTGAGTTCAACATCGAGTGGTTTATCAGTGGGTGCAGGCTCAGCTATTATCAACGGTTATTGGTACAAGCTCGATTCTGTAAAAACGCTTGCAATAGCTTCAGGCACATCAGAGCATACGGACACCGTTGTTTTAAGGCTCGACTTAGGAAGCGAGGCAAGGAATATTACAGCCGTATATAAATCGGGTACATCTCTTACAAAAACAGGAGATATTTACGAGATACCGCTTGCACAGGTTACAGTTTCGGCAAACTCGACAACAGCTAAATCTGTGGAAGATAAGCGGGAATTTTCTAAAATTGCGGGTAAGGCTGACATAAGCACTTCAGAAATTCTTGAAAAACTGCTGACTATTGACGGGTCAGGCTCTAAACTCGATTCCGACCTGCTCGACGGTCAGCATGGCTCATATTACAGCAATTATGTGAATCTGAGCAACAAGCCTATTCGCTACGGCACAGCTGAGCCAAGTTCGGCAGTCGGTAATAACGGCGATATTTATATTCAGTATTAGGAGGTGTAAAAATGGCTGAATTACAGGCAACATATACAATGCCGACAAGCCCTGCGATTAGATTCACTGTATCTGCTGAAACTAAACGCAGTGGCTCAACTGTTTACTATCGTTTTAAAATAAGCACAGCACCGATTACGGGAGCAAGTTATTTCGGCTATAACCTTAAATGTACAGCTACTCTTGCGGGCAAGACAGTCGCAAGCGGTGTTACTCTCAAGGACGCTTCACCTTCACAGTGGTCTTCACCATTGGTAAAATATCTGCCCTCAAGCACAGGATGGTACAGTGTAACGGGAATAACCTCAGCAACTACTGTTTCAGCAAGTATTAAATTCTACTCTTCACAGGTTTCCGCAAGCATATCAAGCGGAAACCGCACACTTGCAGTACCAGCGGGTACAGCTCCGAGCAATGTAAAGGCAACGCTTAGCTCAAGCTCAGGTTTAAGCACTCGGACTTTGACTATAAGTGCCTCGTGTTCATGGGGCGACAGCGGAGCAGGAAAGTACACCTATCAACACAGCAGTGACAATATGTCTTGGAAGACAATCTCAACTACAACAGCTAAATCGGTAAGCTTTACACCGTCCGCAAATTGCTACACGAACGGCAGTGTAATATATTTCCGTGTTCGTGCGACCAATTCCCGTGGACTTACCTCGACAAGTAGCAGTGCCAAATATACTTGTGCATCATCCCCTGCTGTGCCGAAGAATCTTAAGCTTTTATCTGCCTCAGGCAAGCGTACCGACCCGATAACAATTACCTGGTCTGGCACAACCTCATATTACGAGGTAAGGGTAAGATATAGCTCTGACGGAGGTAAATCGTGGACATCCTGGGCAAAGCTTGACCCTACAACCGCACAAACGAAAACCACTACACCAAGCAACTATACCGCTTTTACTGTTTATGATTCGACAGGAATATTACAGTATGCTGTAAGAGCGAAAAACAGCTATGGTTTATATTCAGACTGGTCAAGCTCTGCTGCATATTCAGTTTTACCGTCTGTTACAACAGATAACCTAAGGCTGAAAGTAAGTGGTGATTGGAAAACATCAAAGGCTGTTTATGTAAAAATAAACGGCGAATGGCATAAAGCCAAGAAGATATTCATTAAAGCTAATGGAGCTTGGAAAACTAAATCATAAATGGAGGAAATACTATGCAAATACCACATTACGCATTGACCTTGAATGTTAATGCACAGAAAAGTACACAGACAATTATTGCAAAGCAGTATGATGACAAATCAAGATATATTGACATTGTTCTTACTGCTGATAGCAAGCCTATTGTTTTGAACAAAGAGCGTGTAACGCTTACGGCATATGATAAAAAAGCAAATAAAACTATTGCTCTTAAAGATTGCTCGATAGTCGATAGCGTTATTGTTGCTGAACTGACAGCGAATATTCTTTCTACAGCAACAACTCTTGAGTGTGAAATTACTGTATATGGCACAAATAAAGAGATTTTAACATCTGCGAAATTTAATTGTGTTGTTGATGCAAAACTTTCAACCGAAGTTGTCGAGCGTGAAAATGATTTCAGTGCTTTGCAGACAGCCCTTTCTGATGTTGCCTCAACAAGCAACAGAATAAATGAAGTTTCAAGCCGAATACAGCCAATTACGCTTGGTGGCACAGGTGCAACAAAAGCATATGAGGCAACGCAAAATATAAAATCACTCTATCTTGGAGCAATTACAACTCTTCCAACGGGTTCTAATCTTGACGATTATATAACAGATGGAACATATGACATAGGTGCTTCGGTCTCAGCAGATATTAAAAATGCACCTGTTACAGGTAGTACATATAAGCTGATTGTTATGCATATTGTAGCTTCGTCGCTTACACAGCAAATAGCTATTGTGCCAGGGAAAAACTCTTTGTTTATGCGTAACTGTTCAAGCGGAACTTGGTCAGCATGGACAAAGATTGTATCGTATAATCCGCAAATTGACGAGGTTGGCACTTGGAACCCTGTACTTGATGGAGATGGCACAATTACTGTAAAAAATGCTGACTATGTTTATAATGGCAACACTATAATGATTACAGTTACAATAACAGCAGGAAGTGATATAACGGGTACATCTTTGACAGTTACAGGCTTACCAATTATCGCAAAAAGAGCAGTTGCAGCAACAGCATATATAAATGGAAGCAGTGCAAGTGTAGCAAGTATAAATGGTACTGGAATATTAGTTAAGTCTGACTCATCTCTTGCAAATAAATCAATAACAGTTACAGGCACATATTTAGTTTAATTTTGGAGGTTTTATTATTATTATGGAAATTAAGAATGTTATTACAGTAGATAATCTTACAACATTAAGCGTATCAGTTAAAACTCAGCGTGTACTTATCGAGGATAACGATATAGAAACTGCTCTCGGTTTGCCTTCACGCAAGGCTTACACTAATTCAAATGACGGTCGTACAGAGCTTGCCGCAGAAGTTCCTGAACCTTATTTCAGCGGTATTATTGCTGTTTGGGGTGAAGGGCTTGCTGAAAAATGAGTGATATTATTAATATTGATGATTTATATGGTAATCAGCGTGAAATTGCTGAGGTTATCGGTATTGATAATTACATCAAACTTTCAAAGTATTTTGGTGGTGAAGATTCTTTATATATACAAAAAATATTCTGAACTTGTCAAAATATCTCGAAATAATGAAATACGAAAATTGCGTAAGAAAGGATACAGTGCATCAAAACTTGCGAAAATGTATAACTTATCAACAAGATATATCCGTATGATTTGTAAACTTAAGGAGGATTTTTAGATGGATTTTTTAGAATTTGTTAAACCAGAACTAATGATACTTGTACCAGTATTATATTTGATTGGTATAGCACTTAAAAAGTGTATAATACCTGACAAGTATATACCTATTATACTTGGTTGTGCCGGCATTATTTTATCTACAATATACTTGCTGTCTGTTATTCAGATAACATCTGTGCAGGATGTCTGGAATGCAATTTTTGCAGCAATTACACAAGGTATTCTCTGTGCTGGAGCAAGTGTTTATGCAAATCAAATCTATAAGCAAATAAAAAAGGATAATTGATATGACACTATATATTAAGCACAATGGCGAATGGAAAAAACAAAAAATATAAAAGTGAGGTAATTTACAATGACAGACGCAATCAGAAAACAAATTATCAAAGCTCTTGCTTACAACAAGACTAAAGAAGAAATCAAAGAGTGCATGAATGTATCTGATGAAGATATTGACAGCATAACATCTACAGAAATATCTGATGAGCAGAAATATTACAAAGAAATGGGGTATCTACAGTGAAAGAAAAATTGATTGATGTATCGACTTGGAATGGCAATATCGACTGGGATAAGGTCTATAAATCAGGCGTAAGATACGCTATGATTCGTTCGAGCTTTGGCATAGAAAATCCTAATCAAATTGACAACAAATTCGTCAGAAACATAGAAAATGCTATTAAAGTGGGCATCAAATGCGGTATCTATCATTATAGCTATGCAAGGTCTGTTGCTGAGGCTAAAAAGGAAGCTGATTTTTGCTTAAAAACAATAAAAAACTATAAGATAGATTTACCTGTTGCTTTTGACATTGAAGATTCTTCACAAACAAATTTAGGCAAAGATACTCTTACAAGCATTGTTATTGCCTTCTGCGATAGAATCAAGTCTGCTGGCTATCGTCCAATGCTCTATTGCAACCCGAATTGGCTATGCAATTATTTGCATAAAGACAAGCTGATAAATAAGTACGACATCTGGCTTGCAAACTGGGGCGTGTCTGCACCAAGCTACAATTGTGCAATCTGGCAGTACTCAGAAAATGGCAGTGTGCCAGGCATTTCAGGTTCAGTTGATATAAACTGGATTTTTAAAGACTATATAACTAAAAAACCAACTAAAACAAAAAACGGTGATAAAGTAAAGGTTATTAACAAGACTTCATTCCTTCGCTCTCAGCCCGTTTTTGACGATATGGGAGGAAGCTCTCGTAAGCTGACAACGCTTAAAATTGGAACTGTTGGAGAATTTATAGCTGATAACGGTGACGGCTGGTCTAAAATACACGCTGATAATACTACTGGTTATATCCAAAATAGTAGAATTAACGGAGTGGGCTTGTCGACTTGGAAAAAAGGTACTATCTTAGGTGTACCACTGTATAGCAAGCCAAACAACACTAAGCCTTGTGCGTATGTCAATAAAGGCGATAAGTTCAATGTTGTATGCTCTATTAAATCCGGAAAGTATGCTGGTTGGAGTATTATACATTACAACAATCAGGATAAATATATCCGCACTGATATGTTGGAAATTTAAAAGTTACATAATAAACTAAACATAAAAATAAAATCATAAACCTTACAAATTTAAAAACCGCTCTCAATTTGATATGCACCTCCAAAAGTGTCTAATTTTTGGGGTTCACTTCATTTTTGAGAGCGGTTTTTTATTTCATAAATGATGTTTAAATATAGTTTATGCAGTATTTAAACTCGCATAAATATTCAAATCATTTTTTGCATTTTATTTGCAAATTTTTTGGATTTCATTTGCAAAGCTACACTGTCCACACCTACTACCGATGGCTCTTTCAGTGTTTATGACGACCTAAAAAAGAAACTGATGGACGCCGGTATCCCGGAAGAAGAAATCGCCTTTATCCACACGGCAGACAGCGAAGCCAAAAAGAAGGAGCTGTTTTCCAAGGTGCGCGCCGGGCAGGTGCGGGTGCTGCTGGGTTCCACGGCCAAAATGGGCGCAGGCACTAACGTCCAGGATAAGCTCATTGCCCTGCATGACCTGGACTGCCCCTGGCGGCCTTCCGACCTTCAGCAGCGGCTGGGGCGTATCGTCCGCCAGGGCAATGAAAATGAGGAGGTGGAAATCTATCGGTATGTAACGGAAGGCACTT